AATTATCATAGTCAAAGTTCTCATCAATGACAGTGCCAAAACCTTTTAGTAACTTCTTCTCTCTAGCTGTCTTCACATCTCCTAAATCAATACCTGATTCAGCACACAGAGACATGAACTTTACATCTAAGAGATTAAAGTCAAAGGTTTTCTTCTCATACTTGTCTGCTAACGCAAACTCAGTAGCAATACCCCTAACAGCACTCGCACCACTTGATGATTTAACACCAAACAAATATCTAGCCACCCACATAGGTGTATCATTAATGTACGTATTAATGCTACTAGGAGACAGATAGTTTATACCATGTACCTTAAAGGGGTTATTGCTTCGCACTATGCATTTTCCACTTCGATAAAGTTATCCTCTGCATCAATGATATCACTAACAGCATTAGACATATCATCATCAATAGAGTTCTGTGATGCCTTTTCACTCCACTCGGACACTATATATTGATTATAGTTCTCTACCCAAGAGAGGAAGTCACCAAACATAACTTGGTCTTTATCGGAGAGGTTAATCTTCTCAGACAAGTTCAACGTGCTAGTAGGTAAATAGAATCTGCTACCATTAGGTAATTCTCTAGGCTCAGTAGCTAGAGCAATACTGTGCTGAACAGGCAAACACTTTTGCTTTGCAAGTTTAGTAAAGTTAGTACCAATAGTTTTAAATGCTTCTCTATTATCTATCTCCCATATGAATGGAGTAGTCTCAAACTTAACATCCTTACCATTGGCATCAACAGCATTATGTAAATCAACTAATCCAAACACAACACGAACACGTTTAATCTGCTTGATAAGGTCTTTAGTTTTATCAGGCAGAGCATCAAAGTCCTGTATCCAACCTGCAGGTTTACCACAGTTGAATCCACCTTGATTGTCCTTCAGGTCTTTATTAAGAGAGTCAGCCATGACTGTCTTATGATAAGTACCCATAGGTTCTCCTTTTTTTGCAGACATATTCTTTACAAATCTCTTGTACATATATCTCTGCATGAAAGGTCTGATGGTGGCAGTCTTGCCATACAACACCTGACCTTCAGGTATATCTAATTTATACGTACCACCCTTCACTATAATCTCATCATCATCTATAATAGGTGCATGATTGATTTTAAATCTAGGTAGTTGTGGAGTTTTTTTCTCAACCACATTTGATTCATTAGCTATACCCATAGCCTTTGCCATAGAATCGTAATTGTTAGTGTCTATGGTCACTAGGTTTGCTTCACTCATATTATATATCTCCTTTTAAAGTTAAAATGTTTCATAGTTATATCAGCTAACGTCTTTAGTGTCAAGCCAATTATTACCTATTTTTGCCTCTAATAATAGAGGTACATTAAAGTCTATTTTAAACTGTTGATTTATTATAGCTTTCATGTCTTTGTTGATGCTATCCAATATAAAAATAACTTTGTTAGTCTCATCAGGATGTACATCAATCACTATTGAATCGTGTACTGTGTTAACAATACAAGACTGTAGTAAACTTAATCTCTCTTCTATATGTATAAGAATCAAAGGTACTATATCTGCAGTTGCGAAACTCTGCACAGGATAATTCTTTATCTGTGTAAAGTGTGATACAGAACCATTTATTCTTCGTTCTACATCAGGAAAAGAAAACTCTCTGCCTGATGGTGTAGTAATACTTCTCTTTTCTAAAGCCTCTTTAGCCAATCTGGAGTGCCATGATGCGACCCCTTTGTACTTTTTGGTAAAGTCTTGGTAGTATTTAGCTTCTGCTTTTGTTCTACCGAATCCTGTCGCACCATATAACGGAGCAAAGGTATGTGCTTTAGCTTCTTGCCTAGTCGTACTTTGACCTGAAGCTGATATAACTTTAGCTGTATAAGCATGAACGTCAAAGCCTGTCTTAATCTCATTTATAGCCACCTCATCTTGTGATAAATATGCAGCAGTTCTAAACTCTAACTGTGCAAAGTCAGCTTCTAGAATCTTACCACCTTCCCAACGTGAAACAAATACCTTCTTAACAGGGAAAGTACCACCTCTAGGCATGTTCTGCATGTTTGGGTCTGCTCCACTAAATCTGCCTGTTGCAGTTCTATGCTGTAATAGTCTTACGTGTAACATACCATCAGTCTTTACATGAGACTTGATACCTTCCACAAAAGAAGATAGATAAGTATCTAATGCAGATAGTCTCTTCAAGTCTTGCAAGAAGTCACTAGCTTCTTTCATACCTGCACTATTTGCCATGCCTTGTAATATATCTAGATTACCTTTGGACACACCAAAGCCATTGGCAGATACCCATTTAGCATTAGGTGCATTAAACTTCAGTCCTGCCACTACATTAGTTGGATTGAAGATATATCCCTGACTATTGCAATTAACACAATTATTAGTATTAGCATAAGGTGTACCATTTTTTCTTACCTTTCTTATTTTGCCTGTGCCATTACATATCTTACACATAACAGCTTTTGTTCTAAATAAAATATCAGAGTTATCTTTAACTGCATATCTAAAGTCTTCCTTACTCATGTGAGGAACAAACTCATTTGCCCACATAGCTTTCTCTTTAGGCTTTCTACTATATATAACCCAAGACATCTGTTCAGGACTATTAAGATTAATAGGCATATCTCCCATAAGATTTTTTACTTGTATGGATAATCTGCTTTCTATCTCTTGCTTCTCTGTCTCAAACTCTTTTCTTACAGACTCTAGCATAGGCTCATCTACCTTAAAACCATTCCTATGTGTCCTTGCTAACGTTCTACATACTTTATTTGTAAGTATAACTGTATCCATAAGGTGTGCATACTTAACAGAGTTAAGTTTCTTGTACTGCTCGTCAGACAACTGCTGTGTAGCATTTAAGTCTGCTGATAAATACTGTGACAATTCATGTCTAGGTATCTCATCTGTGGCATAACCCTTTGCAAAGTATTCTTTCAAGGTATCTTCTTTCTTAGTCTCTAAGTCATACCTCAATGCACAATCTTTTAGGTGCAAAGGTTCTTTGATACCTCGTTGTAATATATACTCTGTAAGCATGGTGTCAAAGACAGGACCTTCATACTTGAAGCCACATTCCCATAACCACATTAAGTCATAAGCTATGTTATGTCCTATAAGTATAGTAGCTTGGTCAAGCAACTCTTGCACACCAACGTATGCTTCTCCATCCATATCCATATTATATAGATACTCATTACCTGTATCTGTTAAACAACCTACCATAACTAATTTATTAGTGGGTTCGTATGGGTCAAGATACATCTTCCCATCTCTTTTCGTTACTGTATTTTCTACGTCTAATGTTAGTTTCATGCACTATACCTCGCTGTGTGTGGGTTGATGTTGCAGTTTATCATGCCATGCCAACCTGTAATTTTGTTCTTAACAACATTCAAATGTCTCATAGTTGATTCGTCAGTAACACCTTCAACACTTGCAGGTTGTCCTATTAGTATCATCAAGTCTGCCTCTGCGGCCTTGCCTGTACGTGAGCCTTCCATCATTGCCTGATTAAGTCTCTGTCTACCCTCTGCTTCTGCATTGAGTTGTGACATGTAGAATATAACACAATCATATTGTTTTGCAATCTGTCTTGCATATATTGCATTTGCCTTGAGTGCTTCATCAGGTCTAGCATATCCTGCAGTACGTGCAAACTTATCTCCCATGTCAATCACTACGACATCAGGTTTCACACTCTTACACATACTCTCTACCCATGTCATGTCTTCTCCTGTCACGTCTTTTATCTTTAGGTTAGGAGATACAACTTTATATCTGTTCCTAGCTTCAGAGGGATTATCTTTTATCTGATACTTATCCATGTTAGATGAAGCAGTCAAATATCTAAACCCTACTCTATCATAAGACTCTTCGTTACACAAGACTACACAATTAGCACCTTGCCTAGCAAAGCCATTGTCTCCTACGAGTAGGGATGCATGGAAGCTAGTCTTACCTGTGTTAGGTCTAGCACCTACCTCTACTAGATAGCCACCATTGACACCCTCAACCTTCCTAGCTAGTTCAGGTAGATTAAATGACCATCTTGTTTGCTGACTCTGTTTAGCCATCAAAGTATCAAATGATATATCATCCCATTCTATCTTCATTTCAGGAGTGAAGTCATCATTGTATTTCTCTAGCAAGTCACGTAATGGTTTCATACTAGTCTGTGTTCCGTTTACAAAGTCAAAGCCTAGATTGGCTACGTCTTCTCCAATAACTTGTTGGAACAGTTTAGCTAACACATCCTGTGCTATGTCTGCTCCCATAGGCTTCTGTCTTTTAATGTCGTTAAACAATGCAGAGTATCCGTGCTTCTGTGCAGTTGTCATAGCAGGATTGCTCGACAAGAACAGAGCCTCTAACTCATCAGGGGTTACATCCCTGTCATACTTCTTTATTGCTTTGTCTATGGTGTGCTTGATAGTCCTAGCATCTTTGCTAAACAATCTATCAGGACACCTAGCACCTCTATGGTCTTCATAGAAGTCTTTATTCATTAGGCTACGTAGTAGTGATAGTTCCATATTGGTTCTCCTTTGGGGTTAGTTTGTATAGGTTGTTTATATCCTCTTCTTCTCCATACTTCAAATCATCTTTTAGTCTCAATACTTTTACGTCATTTACATATCCTCGTAACTCTTTTGCAAAGGCTAGTGTTTTGGGCATTGCATCAGGGTCTAAGGCTATGATAGCAGTTGAGAATTGTGATAGGTATCTCTT